TATCACATCGCCCTTGGAATGGATCGTTAAATCCTTTTAGCTGAGTTAATTGGGCATATACACTACCCATCGCCTCTAAATTTTCTACTGTATACATCATTATTTCACACCTTTCCATTTTCTTTTAAGAATACATTTGTAGTTACAACATTATCATTTACATCATATCCTTTTATGAATATTGGTGCAAGCCATTTTAAAATTAATTTTCTATGACTTGAACCCCTCTCTCCTTTCCAGTAATGATGCCAATGTCCACGGCGTGTATGTGGGCGTTTCGGAGAACCATGTGCTTCCACCCCAGAATTATTATAAACAATATGAGATTTTGTGTTTTGTTTTCGCATTGCACGAATAATATTTCCGGTTTGAGTACCACAATTCCATTTTTGAATTTCTCTATATTTATCTTTTATATATTCCTTCTTTTGGGGCTTGCGAGTTATATATTTTTGTCGTTCATCTTCCGTAATTTCACTGTTCTGTGCACAGATATATAACACAAGTTGCAATTTTGATGTTATTAAGTTTGTTACAAAATCAATATAATCTTTATCAACAAAATTCTTTGATGAATTCTTTTCTACTTCTTGTAACATTCGATCAATTCCGTCTTTGATTGTACCATTTTCTATAAGATGTAAAGAAATAGGCATAACTGAATAGTCATTATTTATAAACAAGAATCGCAATTCCAATTCTCCGTTGTTAGTATCCGATTCAAAGTAAACGAAAAATCCATCATACTCATCATCATTTACTGCTATGTAAATACAGGGATATGGAAGATTGCTTAAAACTTCGATTGGTATAATTAAATCTTCACTGCCTTGTTCAGTAAGAACATCTTCCATATCTTTATCAAAGCTGAAGATCTGTTTATACAATCTCCATGTAGCAGTTGCGACAATTATATTGGCTTCTGATATTATGCCCAAATGGATATTATCGTTCCCGCCACTTGCAATAGCAATACCCACACCTATAGGCACATAGCAGCGAGCATCCCAATTAACTTCTTTACCATTCATTTTTCTCATATCTTCTACTTGTTTCCAAGCATTCGGATATCTCTTATTGATTTTTTGAGTCAAAATTAATGGTGCAATTTTATCTCCCATAATATATTCCCTGCCATTCTAACATTCACAATAACTTATATTCACAAAATGTTCATCATCTTCTTTGTAGTTAACCATTTTATATAATAATTCATCAGTTGTTATAATATATTCATCATTATCACATTCATATGTACTATGATTGAAAGTACCACAGCGTTCACAATATGCAAAATCAGCACTCGTTCCACATTTGCGAATCCATTTATCAGAATTAGATTTTTCTCTTATATATTTACACGAAAATGAATAAGCCCCTCCATTCCTACATTTATCGGGATCATATTCACTATTATCAACGAATGTGATTGATTTAATTGTAACTGGAGTCGCAGTCAATTCACAATTTGACAAGTCTAAATTATGATATAATTTATTTTGGTATAACATACTTTGCAAAGCGGAATACTCACTATCAGATTCCACAATTTCTTCATGCTTATAAGTAGAACCATCTTTGTTTACCGCAATTATCTTATATAACATTTTAATCACCTCTTAATCTTTCCTTTATTTTACCATATTGATGTTGAATAGTCAACGACTAAATATATCGTCAAGTAACGAAACAGCTTTTTTCTTTGTTTGTCCATCATTTACAATATATCTTTGCGTAGTTTCAATATTTTTATGACCGACCGCTTGAGATACAAAGTTTATATCCTTTGTTTCATCATATAAAATTGTACAAAACGCAGACCTTAATTTATGAGGACTTATTTCCGTTCCGATTCCTGCCTTTGAATATTTTTTTACCAAGTCCGAAACAGCTCTTGGAGATATTCTACTTCTTTGAACAGAAATAAATAATGCATCAGAACGCATATCTTCTAATAATAATTCTCTGTCTTGTATCCATTCTATTAATGCTTCCTTTAGTCGATTATTAATAATGTATTCTTGTGTTTTATGCCTTTTATCAATGATTTTGAACGTATTATTTTCAAAGTCTATCTCATTCAAATTAATTTCCGTTAATGCTGTTTCACGCATTCCTGTATATATAAAGAGCAACAGAATTGCTTTGTCTCTTGAACGCCAAGGTCTTTGAGTCTCAATAGCTCTATGCGAACCAACACCTCTATCCACCGCACTTATAATATTCTCCATATCATTTGCAGTCAGTCTTATTCTTTTTACATTGTCCGAGTTTCGGATAGGTTTTATTTCATCCATAGGATTATCTTTAATAATTTTTTTCTTTTTCAAATAAAAAAGAAAGTTGTTCAATGCGGCATAAACAACTTTTCTATATGAAAAACTCGTACTTCGAACTTGTCCTTCTTTATTAGTTTTTTGTTCTTTTGTCTTTAAATATCGTGTTACAACAGTCTCATCAATATCATTTATGGATATATTTAATTCTTCTATAAATTCAATAAATCCCTTTATTATCATAATATACATATAACATGACTTTGGTTCAGTAGATGTTGAGATGTTATAATAAAAGTCTGCTACAATTTGTGGCAGACTTTTAAGTGTTCGCTTGATTTTCTGTTCAGTTTTTATTTGATTTTCTAATCTTCCTGTCATTAATGTTCACTCCTTCTTTTGTTATATAGGCATTGACACTAGACAATGACTTACAGTTGTGTCATAATGTCCCCACCAAACCTGAGGTTCAGAAAACTCCATATATTTTTTTGTAAGTTTTCCATCTGGAGTATATTTATAAAACTGTCTTAACTTATCAGTTGGAACATTTACCGAAGGTACTCCCGTATAGTTATGAAAAATCCTATCATATTTGTTAGGCATAGCTTCTCCTATAGCATATTTCTTCCATTTCCCTTCTTCGTCTTTTACACCTTTATATTCACTAAAAGCTTTATCTATTTTTAATTTCATATCATACAAATATTCTGCTCCCGCAGGTGATAAACAACCTCTATCCTCTTTACGTATATTAAGATAATCTTCCATCTCATAATCATGAGCATCTCTACCATACTCTCTTTCTTCTTTAATAAACGCTTGTCGTTTCACATATATCGCCATTGCTTTCTTTTTCAATTCAGTAGGCATATCGTCAATCCATTCTTGAGCAAATGCCTTTCCCCATTCACATTTTCTCGCCGCAATCAAACATTCATCATCAAATTCCTTTTGTCTTTCAGCCTTTTCTTCATCAGTCAACTTATCATAGAATTCCCAATGTTTGCGATTGCTTTCATGTAATTTTTCCATATACTGATCGTGTAAGCTTTGTGAAATTCCGTTGTTACCACCTGTTCTTTCTTTGTGTTTAGAATATGATATAATACCGGCTACTCCAAAAATAAATATCGTAAGAAGTGTACCACCAACTGGTGTACACAATGCACAAAGTGGTATCCAGCAAATTAAACCCACGATTATTATGGTTCTTATCTCTCCTGCATCTCCATTAATTTTCATTTTATTTCCTCACTTTCTACTTTCCCTCTAATTCTTAGCCTTCCAAAAATATTAAACTATCTTCATATTCGTCAAGTTGTTCTTCTGCTGCTACCACACTTCTGCTCTTAAACCCAAGTTCTAGAAGTTCTTCGGGTTCAAATCCAACATAGAGCAAATGCTTTGCAACAAGCAACGGTTTTCCTCCATACCTCATATTTGCGACTAATTTTTTCAATAATTCTATTGCTCGTTCGTGTGATATATTTTCCATTTCTAATCTTCCTTTCTATATTTACCTTTCATTTAATATATACCACTATTTGCTATTTTTAAACAAAATTCTGTGATATTTTTTTATTATACATAATTCTACACCCTTTTATATCCCATATAAAGGACTTGAAACCTTGCTTCCAAGCCCATTTATTTGTATTATTCCTCCTCAATCCTTACTGTTATCGCATTTTTGTCACCCGGTGACATCAAATACTTTCGTTGCACAACATTACCTGATTTGTACATTTTAATAAAATCAACTAATGAGTTAATCATCTCATATAAACTTTCAAGTACCCAATAATAACGAGGATCGACATCAATATTCCTACATAAAAGTTTAGCAAGAAAATTTGCAGCTATTTCTATAGTATCGGATTTATCATTTACTTTGATTTTTTCATGCCCTACATATTCGTACAAACCCACTTCTTTACAATTAAGTTCTTCTAAATGAATTAATTTAAAATCTATATATATATTACCATATTATTATCCTCCTCTCTTTATCTTGAAATCCGACTTTCGTTATACATATCTTTTATCTTTTCTTGTACGTGTTTTTATAATATACTTCTTATACTCATCATAATTATCAAATGATATATAATCACCACTCCACACGTCTAAGCAGCTTTCACCGGCTACCATTTCATACGAATTTGCAGAAATTATAATATAAACTGTTTGGTTACGGCTTGCACAATCTTTTAGAATTGTTTGCAACAAATCCCTTTTCAGTTCTACAATATTATCAATACTGTATCCACTATCTATTGCATCAAACATTATCCACAACTCATCATGATTAGAGTTCTTTCGTACAAAACCACCTAAGCGTACGGTTGTTTGACCTATGTTTTGATTTATTTTTTCGCCTTCTGAAGAACAAGCCATTGTTGCAAGTTCTGCTATTTGCCCGTTATTTAGGAACATTTGCATAGAATGTCCACCACCATCGTGAAGATTATCATATAGATACACTGGTATTTCTTCCCTTTCGAGCTGTTCCTTCATAAGCCTCATCAATGTGCTTTTTCCAGTTCCATTGCAACCAGTTAGCACGGTTACGCCCGGATTAATAGTAATGGTTGTATGATTATATAATTTATAATCATCCCATGGTTTTGTTGGTACTTCAAATATTCTGCTCATTATTCACTCTCCTTTTCAAATTTTTTTGAATTAATGTATCCATAATTGCCATTAGCTTGTCAGTATTATTACATATTATATCGTATAAATAATATACTTCCCAATGGGCATATTGCTTTATATTTTCATCGGGAGGTGCAAGTTTTAATACGAGTATTTTCCCTATATCATTGTTACTTACTTTTGTATAGCCATTTAAGTATCTGTGAATAGTGTTTATACAGTCTAAATCAGCCGTACATCTCGGCATTACAACAAATATTTCATCACCAGATGTACCACCTAAAAGACTAAATTCTAATTCACCTTCCGTATATTTTTTGATATTTTCAAAGTCATTTCTAAGGTAGTCCATAGCCCCTTCAAACTTACTTTTAGCATTATTATACGGCGGGTCTGTATATTGCCAAGCCGACACGCTGTTATAATGTCGCTCATCGTTTCCATGTTGAATAAATTCGCCCTCCGAGTATGTTGCCAAAGTTACATTGCCATTTACCGTGATTAAGCAAATAGAACACTCTGTCGGTGTTTCTTCTTTTAATGTTTTCCAATTATTCATCATAATCTCCTTTTATTCAAATAGCCAATCGCCGATATGTGTTACTTCATTTGCGACTTTTTTAACAAGTATTTTTTCAATGTCATTGTCTATGTTGTCCTCACACCACATCTCAAAGTCGTGCCAACCATTTCTTTCACACTCCTCAAAGTAGCTCTGTACCAACTTGAATACTTTTTTCTTTGCCTTACTTTTATTGCACTTTTCTATCTGTTGTGCAATCTCTTTTGTGGCAAACTTATTCAATTCCTCTAACTCTGATGTAACTTCGGTGGTGTATTTTGATAGAAGATTGAAGTCTACCCCAAAGCAATCCTCTGTAATGTCCTTTGAGTAATAACTGCAATGAATTACAGCTATCACTACCTGTCCGATATTCTCGTCCTCAAAAAGAGGTTCACAATACTTTAAGAAATAGCCGTTTATTATGTTTAGACAATTAATGTCCTCTTGATTATGTGGGATAACCAAGTAGACTACATCCTTTTCATAACCGCCTAAAAGGTCATACTCATTAAGCGGAGTTACTGTACTAATGTATTTTACGTTCTTCTCAACCTCAATCTTCTGCATATTGCAGTTGAAATGCTGTACCGCACAAAGGTACTCACTCTCACTGTATTTTTTGCACATTTTCAAACTTCCTTTCTTTAATCAAACTTCATCGGCTAACTTAACTCTTGTATCACAATGATATTCCTTCAATTTATCATCATCAACTTGCAACGCTCCACAAGCTATCATATCGTTAATTTCGTTTAATCTAACCCAAACACCATTTGGATTACTTTCAGATACATTAAAATCCGATGGATACAATTTATTCATTTGTCATTCCTCCTTAAAATGTGCTTTTCATTGTTTTTTATTCAATATTACTTTTGCCATGCTCCAATCTTCACTATTGATTAGCTTGACAACTTTTTGAATTATACATGCTAACTCTATATCATAAATTCTATAATGGAAAGCTGCACTGACTTCATTTCTATTACCATGGAAATCTATATATCTATGTGTATCTAAATTACCATAGTACATGTTCTTTGGTGTTGTAAAATGATGTTTTCTTTCAATAATCTTCTTCAACATTTCTAGTGGATTATCATAAAATCCGTTAAACTTAAAATATTTCCCTTCGTTTTCTATCAACTGATTTTTTCTTTTTTCATCCTCTTTTATCTTCCATTCATCGTCAGGATCTCTTCGATTGAATACAAAGAATTCTTTTTCATCTTTTACCATATATGTAGGGTAATAATAGCAACTTCCTGTATATGGACTATCATCATAATATCTTTCTTTTTCTATAAATTTAATCATAAAATCGTCCTCCAATTCTATTTTAAAATCCAAAAATATCACAATAATATGCGTATTTAGAACCATGAATTTTCCGTTTCATATTTACTCATTACTCTCCACTCGTAAACTACCATTTGAAATCAATATAATGACAAGGAATTTCCATTTTATCTCCATGTTCTGTTACGATGGGTAAAGTTCCCCATTCATCAGATATGACTACTCCATCTCTAATATCATGGCTAATCATGAATAAATCTTCATAATCTATCCATGTTGCTCCAACAATCCAACCTTGATCTCTGAACACACAAAGTTCTTTAGCTTGCGTTTTCTTTAAACAAAAATCCTGTACTCTCATTACTTTCTCCCTTCTG